CCGAGCCTCTCTTCGAGCGTAAAGCTCGCCCGAAAGAGGTTATCACGGTTCTTCGTCACAGACGAAGATCCCGCGTGCCGCAAAATAGTGCTCGACGGCACTTGTTTTGTGGAAAGGTAATGAACCCCCTCGGTGAAGGGGGCCAATGCCTCTGGTATAACAGGCACAGGAATGTGACTGTTGTACCACAGGGGTGAGCGTGCCATATCGGCAGCAAGCCCTGCGTATCGTAGAAGTCTCGATCATGTAGTCGAGACCCTGCGTGTCTTGCTACCACATTTGTAAGGTGGAGCACGACTTTGGTCAAAGGGTCGCCCATCAGCACCCCTTGAACCAGACGGACTCCCCGTATCCCCGTATAAGGGGTAGGGAATCCGACGGTCTTTAACACGCCTTCCGCGTGAAAGTAGACCGTACGTGGCCGGTAGCAGGTTCTTTCTACCAGCGCACGTAACAAGCGAGGGATGCCGCATTTGCGCATCCACGCCTGTCCCAGATCTGATGCCACCTCAAGGGGCATCCGGTCTGTCGCCTCTTCATAGTCAGTCGATGACATGTAGAGGTTTGTGAAGGTATCTGTCCTTTCGACATAACCTTCATACGGGTTTTCTTCTCTCGATTCGAGATTGAAAACCATATCCCTTAGCTCGTCTGACATCAGACGATTAAAGAGATTCCATCCGTGGTTCGCTTGCGACATTCCGGATGTACTACTTCTGATGCCCTTGGCAAGGGGCTCAGAGCAGAGCTTGTTTACAAGATCAAGCACGATCTTGAGACAAGCACGGGCCTTGGTAACGCTTCTCGCTTTACCAGGCTCCTTTACCACAGTTAGGAAGGCAACTTTTAAGTCTTCCTCTGGGGTACGGAGAACGTGGTCTAGGGAAACCCAGAACAACACTTCTCCTACGGTTAACACACTCCTGTCCGGGTAGTGCGTTATTCGTCCGGTGTCGAGATCCCTGACTGGGACCCCTTCACCGATTGGTAGAGACTCAAGGATTTGCCTTGCAGCCTCTACCGTGCCTCCGTCCCGTCGGGTCTGTTCCCAACAGGCGGAAGTAGTTACCGTCACTCGCGCTTTCGTCGCGAGCCCGGTAAAAGCCTCGGCAGGTAAATTTTCAATTACCTCTCCGAGCGCGGCCCTCCTAATTGCCCGAACAGTTTCGGACATAGGGGGACTCTCCCGTCCCACGGTGCGTATGAATTTCACCTTGGACTGGAGCAAAACAAGAGGCGGTGGTGTCCCACACCCTCTAGTTTGGGAAAGGATACCAATGAGATAAACTCGTCGGTTCCCTTCTGCAATGGATGCACGTTTGTATACGTTCATCCACTGCCGGCACCATGGCGCCACGTCTGTGGCGTTCACGGTTGCATGTTCGAGGGACCCGCGGTGTGCGTGTTCCTTGAACCACTTCCTACATCTCTTTAGTTGAGAGTAGCAAGTATCGAGCTGAATGGCCTCTTCGGTCATCAGCCCGTCCAGGAATTCATCTCCTAAGAGATAGGAGATGTTTCCTAATGTGAACATGTCGAATCTTTCCCATGTCCACACTTCTTCGTGGTAAGCCAGATACCTCTGGACAAATATCCCGTCGACAGTCTTGAGAAGCTCTATCAGCCTCTCAGACCGTGCCTTAATGTTGGACCTATGGTCCTCAAATAAGGCTTGCAACTGCCGATCAGACATGATCGGATCAGTTGCACCTCTTAGGAACCGATTTATTCGGGTCCGTAGAGTACGCGCCCAAGAACGGTAATAATCACCGTCCGGCGCGTTGCACATCCGCTTGAGGGCTTTCCCCCAGTGGGTGTGAGCATATATGACGTGAAGTTTCACGTCAATATTTGCAATGGAACTGAACCTCACTGAGTTTCTAGTTCCAGCGTTCCAGTTCGGTCCTAGGACTCTCACTGGAAGTGGATCCTGGAGACGGATTCCGTCCCCGGACCATAGGACAGTGCGTGGGTTCTTCCCGTGCATCTGCCCTAGTATGCGACCTGCGTGGATTTTCCACGGGTCTTCATACTTGACCCGATAGCGTGCATTCGCACGCAACCGTGTCTGCATCCTAGGTTGCTCTATGAGCAGCCCGGGGATGTCATCG